TAGTTTCCTCTGTCAGATTTGCCAGGGTATTTGTCATCTTCTGGATAGGAATCAGGGGTTGACCTATTGCATCGGCATGAACAAACCGGCTTAGCCCTCCCTTACCAATAGTCCATGAGCTGTCTAGTGACTCAGAAGATACATCTAGCAGCAGGGTCCCCGCAATTGTAACCATGCAGCCGTCAGGATAAGTGGCCCTCAGCTTCTTTATCACCGCTGCTTGTGTAAGTCCAAGTTCATTAAACTGACAGGAGCGTAGCCAGAACCTCTTCAGTGTGACAAGATTATGGTTTGCCCCAACAGCTCCCATTCCGGCAAAACTGGACGGTGTGCGAACAGAGCGCTCATAGTCATCCGAAGCAGACAAACTAACATTATCAGTATCTAGCAAGGCCGGATACATCTCAATAATTTGACCGGAAGAAACCTCACTATACAGTATCAGGTACCCACATTCGGATTGATCCGCAGCGTAGGCTGGAACCTTAACCTGTAGACCACCAAAAACCTTTATCTCTGTTCGGCTCTTAATGTGTTCGGTTTCACCATCAAGAATGTGGGAAATTGCCATTTCTGCTGCACATCTAGGGCAGGAAACTGGTGCAAACTCCATCCTGTCAGTATCTTCGCTGTCTTTGGGAATAAGGACAGGATCTCCCTCTACCTCAGGGGACTTTGGCTGTGTCGCCAGCTGGGTTGGATCAAATGAGGACTGCTCCCCACAAGCAGAACAAGATCCCTCAGTCTTAAATTTAGGAATCTTAACGGTCCCATACTTTTCAGAGGAGATATTTCGGTGATATGCAGCCACAAACCCGTCGTTCCACAAAAACAAGAGGGACTGTAGTTGAAGGAGTTTAGCTCGGTTGTGCCGGGAAACAAGGTCTGCAACCTTGGAGTACGCAACAGATGCGATCACATCCTCTTCATCTTCTGCGTTATCGGGGGGAAACCTAACAACTGGAACCTGAGCACTCAATGCAGCGATAATTGACTCACCGTGTGCCTTGTAGATATTGATTACATGATCAAATACACTTTCATCCATGCCCGATGTGGAGTCCCAGTTAAGGCCCACGGTATCGTCCATGGAGAGCCATTCTTGCCTGGACTCAGACCAGAAGATTTGCTGTACACCATGCCAAAACTTATCGTGCTCTTTCCAGACACGTAACTGCGCCTTGCGCACACCGTCGTCTTCCTTCTCTGCCATTCGGCAAAGGTCTAAAAGGGCGACTTTGACATCTTCTGAGACTGTAGATTCCATTTAGCTTAACTTTTCAGCACGTGAATTAAACTGGGGAAGGCTCCCGCCGAAAAGATCCTTCCCCATGACACCCCGCGACCTAAGAGGGCGAGTGCCAACCGTACTAGAGCCGTGTCGGAAGATAGTAGAAAACGTGTGCCTCCACACTTCCCGCCGTTAGTGCAGCTCCAGAGATTGTAACTGTTAGCTGCCCCGCTGCAGCAACCCTAAACGGAGTTGTTTGACAGGCGCAGATGCCAGTGGCATTGAGAGTCAGCGATGTAATTGCCGTTGCTGCCAGGATCGAGTTTGTAGTGCCTCCCAAGACTCCAATAGCTACAGAAGCGCCTGATCCGACAGGAGCAATAGGAATAAACCAATTCCCAAGGAAGACAACTGCACCCTCCGGCAAAACATCTGCTGTTGAAGCACTGACAGTACTTACAACACCCCCATCGACGCCAAACTCATAACGCAGGAAGGCCTCCTTGATACCCCTAGACAGCACCATTGCTGTCATTGGAGCATTGGATGTCCCAATGTCGCTGAACCCTGTAGCGGAGTCCCCCATTGAAAGAGCAATAGCCCCTGAGGATGGAGGAGTAGCAGAGGTTGTAAAGTAGACATTGTACGCAATTGCATTGGGACTCGGATTCCACTGGATGCCTACCCTGTTCTCAAGTGTAAGTGAGGAGGGGGTCGTGATCTGTACGGAAGCAAGTGGAGAAACACCTGCCACGTATACTGCCTGAACCCAATAATATCTAACCGTTGCACCACCTGCGACGCCAATGTATCGTGCAGTGACGCCTCCAGGGGCAAGGTGTGTATTTGGTTGTTGTGGCAACTCTATTCCTTTCGAGACAAGAGTAAATTCCTGTCATACAGTTTTAACGCGTCCCTTTGCTGTGCCCAACCCCCTCCAGTAGGAGGTGTTCGGGGTGCAGCAGGACCCTTACGCATAACCCCTATTTGAGCGGTATAAAGGCATATCTTTGCCTCTGCCACATCTAACAGGGACTGCAAAGTACTCAACTCAACACAGTGCAACTCTTTGATAATCGCAATCTCAGTGTCACGGCTGTCCTGCGCGAGTAAATCTCCGGATAGGCATCGAAACAGGCGCTTTATGCAGAGCCATGCGTCGCTGAAACGTAGTTTGATCTCCTGTTGCTTCCAACTGCCCATAAATGGCTCTTTCCTCTTGTCGATACTTCTCTTCTTTTACAGGGGACCTCATCTTATCAACCCTTAAAAGCAAGTATCTCAGCGTGTCATAAGGGTCATCTCCTGCAAACTCAGCAACATCCTCCGAGGGCTTACCATCAGTATCCGATGTGTCATAGATACACAGAGGAATGGTCTTTCTCAGTAATGAGAGGGACTTAAAAACCTGTAGCTTTGGAATCCCTTTCTCATCCTCTGGAACCTCAAATGCCAACCTGTAGTCCTCATAAGCTTTTGTCCCTTGGGTCCTTAAGATGCTCATTGCCTTATGAGCGTCAAAAGGAGCGGACGCTAATACAACAGACTTAGGACGTGGTTTCCACCTAAGATAATCCTGAACTGCCAGCTTACCGGCGATCCTGTTGTTTTCCGGCTTTTCAGGGGTGAGTCCGCTAAGCTTAGCAAACTGGTCAGCGAGATTGAGTTCCTCTCCCCTGTTTTGCCAACCGGACTTGCACATTACCACATGTCTAATCTCTTCTTGGGAGAGGAGCTTAATCTCTGTGGCCCACTCTACAATCTTCTTCTTAATGGCCGCATACTCTCGGTAAAGATATATTCGGCCATCCGGACTTAATGCCCCCCAGAGAGCATAGGTCATCGCTGAAAATCCCCAATCAACGGCAAGGACTTTAGGCCAGAAATCAGGGATCTTAAAGTCTTCTACCAAGTGGTTTGCGTTTTCAGGCTCGTCAAACCCTGGCTTTTCTCTCCAATCTTCAAAGACCTGACCCTCAAATGTATACCAGTCTCCCTCTGCCTTGGCCCTTCTCTCAGCCTCAGGTAGTCCCTGCATACGCTGTATATAGTTCTTGTCAATGTGCGGATTGTCTCTGGCTAGACATGGAATAAAAATCCTTGACGTGTTGGTTTGTACCTCCCTGCACACAACCCCCGGAGGTCCAGACTCAATAAATCTCTTTCTAACCCAAGCATGGCCAACGTTGCCTGGATTAGTTCCACTCCTGACTATTGTCGGGTAGCCTGGAATAGATGTCCTGACACGAGAAAAAACAAGGTATTTGTACTGTGTTTCGGTAAAGGACGTTAGCTCATCAAAAGCGGCGAAGTTATACTCGGCTGTGTCATAGTTACGGACATCATTTTCCGTCTCCATATGTCCGAACTGCATTATGGCTCCACTTGGCCACTTCCATCTGTACTTACTGGCGTTATACGTAGCACCAGTGGCCGGATACCAAAGCGCGGAGCGTTGGATAATCTCAGACTCCAACTGTGCAAATGTCCGCCGGAATAATATTCCTTTAAATCGGGGCAATTTGTAAAAGCCCCTCACTATCATCAGCATCAGGAGAGCCTCGGATTTGCCTCCACCAGCTGACCCCCCATAGAGGGCCTCAAAAATTGTATCAGGGAGTTGAAAGAAGTCCACCTGTCGAGGGTGGGGTTTCCAAGTAGTGTCTGACATCTATATGAGGCCCAAACGGGAAGACCGTTAGTCTACTCCACCCAACTCGGCAAAGCCGCCCAGTGCTGTAATGGTTGCGATTACAGCCGATGTAAACGCTCCCATTACAGCTGGGGAGTACACAATGCATGCAAGCTCTGAAACCGGATCCGGATCACCCGGACGGACTACAATTGAATCCCGGTATTGCTTAGCCACTTCCAGCAGAGGACTGGCCACGTTAAAATGGTTGTTTGCCTGAGAGAAAACTCTTGCCAAGATCCTTCCCCCCAGCAATTGCCCTGTGGGAGTCACCTTACCGGAGTCATCGTCCGAAGTAACCAAGGGAGCGACACTGAAATAGATGTTCAGTGGAGTAGTTGAAGACACTCCAGACTCAAGCAAGTCTTCAACCCTAAAGAAAGCCGCACCGCCGGCGCCAGGTGCAAGTGCGCCCGCAAGGATTCCTTGGAACGGCATTCCAAACGCGGCCATCATCTTAGCAAACTGGAGAGCCTTCCTCGCGGTCATCCCTTTTGACTTAGGGACAACTAGAAAAGAGAGGTCTTCATCAGACAATTGTAACTTCATCTGTATTCCTTTCGGCTTAGACGTCGATTACTGTATAATCGGCGTCGGTTTTCTGTGTAGGAACAAAAACGATGAGTTTGATTCTCTCGTCTTCGTTGGTTTGTTCCGCGGTTTGTTGCACGACCTTCGCCATATTGGAGGCAATGCTTGCGAGAGACTTTGCGGACTCCCCACTGAGCTTGTCATCAGTGAGATATCCCATTGTCGACATCAAACGGTCAAATGCAACGTCCCGGATCTGGGAGCGTACTGCTTCAACTCTTGGGTCCTTGGCAAACTGTCTCTTCGAATCTTGGACAGTGCCTATTGAGACGCCATAGTTAGCAGCTATCTCTTCTTGGGTATCTAGTCCTAGGGCCACATCCACGGCAATCTCTGCTTTGAGTCCCCTTGGAAGAGGGGGGCCCCTTTGCGCTATCTTCCGATTCGCTTTAAACTCTGTAGTGTCCTTAAAAATCACCGCCAGATTGCTCGGATCATTCAATCGACGTTCGGCGTCTTTCTCAGTTAGTAGCATTATAAACCGTTACCCCTATTCTATCAGAAGGAACGCATATTAATCAAGCACTATATTTGCTTTGTTTTCATGCGCTTATGCCCCTTCTTTTATTAGGGTGTGTATCCCTTTGTATGGGACCCGTTTAGAGTATGGGACCCATTTAGACTTTTGCATCGTCAAGAGTGCTTAACTTCCGCCCCATTCCCCCCATTATGGGACCCACGAAGTCTGGGCATGGGGGGGTGCCATGCTAACCCCTTTGTTATCAACGGCTTGCGGCCATGGATACATGAACACGTTCACCGAAAGGTCAAGATATCTCGAGCCATTATCTCCTTTGTTATCAATAGTTTACAAGCGGAAACGGCCCATTACCTGATAGGGGTGTGGGTGTGTATGTTATTCTTGATCTAGGTCGAAAGGAAAAAAATTGCAATGGCTGCCAAAGGCACGCGCGACCCGCGCGATGGCCAAAGGCACGGCCAAAGGCATGGCGCCAAGCGGCGCGGCGCCGGGCGGCGCAGGGGTTCAGGATAGGGCTTTGCTGGAACGCATAGCCCTTCCAGCCAATCGTTCTTTGACAATCGAATACAGCCGAAAGGCGCCATGACCTAAGGCGCCTGTGAAGGTACACGTTCTTCCCCCGCTACCAAGTAGCGCTGGAACCGTGTCGAGTAGCAGGTAAATGAGGGTACCCGACGATCGGGATACATCGTGAGGAACGATGGAAGTAGCGCGATAAGCAAACATCTAAGTCTCTAGACATTAGCAGTGTCTGGAGATTCCGCATGTTTCACGTGAAACAGACTAGTTCGTAATTCAGTCTGTTTCACGTGGAACAGACTAGTGTATTATTGTAGTGCTCTACGCTAGAGCACTACAGGTATCACACTACAACGGATACGAAAGGAAACATGGCCATGACCACAACTTCTATTTGCGTCGTGATTACCACCACGCAAACCCTAATGAACGGAGACGTCACTGTCTCCGTCGACAACGTCGAAATGGAGATTGAGGCTCCGGGTTATGAACCCGACCCGGAATTCAAACATGAGTGGCTGCACCAGTATGTAGCAGATCAATGCAACGCAGTGCTTTCCGCCAGGACCGAAACAGCGGCAAAGCGTGCCGCGACGCCTGTCATTGCGACAAAAGCAAAGTGGTTTGCCCACGTCGAAGACATGAAAGTGTTCGGGATCGATGTGAACACGTGGTTCGAAACGCCTGCAGCAATGCAGGCATACGTCGAAACTCTGAAGGATGTGGCGGAATGATTTCCTATCTCGTCTTTTTCCGTCACGGAAGCGAAGGCAATATCGGCCTAGGACTAGAACTAGAAATGGACTGCGTCGAGATTGGCGAAGAGGTTGATATCTACGAATTGATCGTAGCGGATGATAAGCGGGGTTCCTTGGAGCGTCAACTGAACGCTGCAGAGAGCGTGCTCCACTATGAGGTACCTGCAGATATACAGGCAAGTCTTCGTCTGCTTCATCTAGAAGACGAGGATGCGCGACTAGACTAGTGTATTCTTGTAGTGCTCTACACTAGAGCACTACAGGTATCACGCTACATAGATACGAAAGGAAATCATGACTGCCATCCAAGTCAGTGTCACAATGACGCAGACACTTAACAACGGAGATTCGATAGTGTCCGTAGACACTATAGAATCGAATAATCAGGTGTCCCCTGAAGCCGACGCCGATGAGCATAACAGCCACGAATGGCTGAGACAGTATATCAGTGGTCGATTCAATGAGGTAATCACCCTGAGAACCTTAGATGCGGCTTACCGCGCAAGTGGGACGCCGTACTTTGGTCATGAGGATGATGCTCAAGGGCTATCCGGCGCCCTCCAACGGGTGTACTACGCGGCTCGTTCTGCAGGCAAGCTCTAGACTTGCGAAGGTTACGCATTACAAGGATGCGCAACCTAAAAACACACCGGACAATCGGACAATCGGAACATAACCGTCTCAGTAACCTATACAAACGCCTTGCTTGAAGGCGTTTGTGTCGGGATACTAACAAAGGAGAGACATGTATAGCATCAACCAGATGTACCAGATTCGGACGGCCATGAAACAGTTCATGGCACTCCCGGTCAATGGCTATGACCTGAATGACCTGGAGAGAGTCCTAGATGAGCTCGACGAAGCATTGAATGGACTGCCAGACGAAGCAGATGAAGCAGACGAAGCAGACGAGGATAATAGATTATGATAGACACGGCAATGAGACGACTCGCGGAGTACGCAATGATCATGGAAAGTCTGGATCGCCAAGTGGAGTTGTGGAATGAGGGTGACCTCAAGAAGCGTAGGCGGGCTTTTGACAAGATGGAAAACGCACTCAGGGAGAGGTCCCGAGTGTTACTCAACACAGTACAGGAAGGGAGTACAGAAGAAATGACGTATCGTGAACTAATCGCGGCATTAGACGATATCCTGAAAACTCAGAAGGTGATAGCGTCTCTCAGAGACGCTATCCTGAAGACGGATATCGAGAGTGAAGTAAACATTGTCGCGATTGATATCGTGGCAAACCTGCTGCATGACGAGCAAAGGAGCTTGCTGGGCAGGTCCTTTGCCTTGATAGGAGAGGACATTCAGGAAGGAAGAAAGAACAGATGACTGAAACCATGACCACGGAAGCCCAACTGACTAAGGCTCAATTTGAAGTGTGCAGAGCACTAGCGGCGCGGCATGACCACGCATGGGCCCTAGGAGACCTTACATGCCCAGAGGAGGGAATCTCCCTAGAAGAGATAGCCCAACACACAAAAAAGCACCCCACAAGCAAGTGGTACGGGGGAGTACAAGCTCCAACAGTGAACAAGGGGGTAGTGCAGCACACAACGGCCAGTGGCAGGATGTCATGGCATGTATGGCCAGACGGAGCATTCGAGATTGTGGTATCCCGTCCGAAGGTGGGAGAAGTGATCTCCTATACCAGTGGAATGAATACGTCAGTACTCCCTCATGCGCGCGTCCGGCATGCCGCGCCACTTATCGATTGTCTCAATGCCTTAGGTTTCCCCATTCCCGCTAAACTCACGTCTATCCGAGACGTTGGTGGAGCGGAAATCCTGAGACGCCTTTCACGCCTTGAGACTCTGCCTCGTGATTTGAGCCAAGCGCTGGAGGATGTCTGGACGACTCACAAGGAGGGTCCCGACTACCAGCCTACCAGCGCCGAGATTGAACAGCGCGCCGCACGGCATGTGGCGGAGTATAAGGACTACTTTTGTGGGGGGGATCCCGCCCTTCTTGTAGACACAGCTACAGAGACGGAGTAACCCATGGAAACGCTCTTCATCTAGAGCGTTTCCGTTGGCTCACTCACTATGTGAGTTTGTCAAATAGTGCTTGCCTTCTGAGATAGAAGCAAGTACAATGAAGGTAACAGCCAAGGCTGTGCCGAACGAAAGTGAGAAACATATGAGAACTGAAACAGGACGCGTCGAACTGAAGGTAGGGATCGGCGAGAACGCTAAGGTCTTCGGACGTGACTATTCGAAGACTATCTTCGAATCGTCTGAGGATGTGATTGAGTGGCTTCAAGATCCCGCGAAGCAGGTTGAACTGCTACGGGATCTGAATTATGGGCATGATCTGAAGAAACGCGGTAAGGTCCGGCAAGCGCTGGATCTAGAGTCTGCGGGTCCCGATAAGGCCATCAACAAGATTATCTCGGACCTTAACCGCGAGCGTACCGCGGCAGGTAAGCCCGTGCTTTCATACGAAGTGGCTCGTGAGCGTGCAATGCGCTATCAAGCGCAGAGACTGGAAGATTAAATCCAGTTCGCCTTCAGTCCGCCCCAATCAAACAAACAGCCTGTATCTTCCAGAATATGGAAGATACAGGCTGTTTTTAGTTGCGTGATGCTATCAGAGTACACGTAATATGTGATACCCCCACACACCGAAAAAGGGGGGCACACTTTAAAATTGCTTCAAAGGGTGAATGAAGCAATCCCTTATTATTCATATATATATATATATAT